AGAAATGTCTCATTTGTCATCCTTAAAATTAACGTGTATTACATTATCATGTTTTTTTAAACTTTCAGTGAGCAGATATTCAATAGGCATAAAACTTTCTGCCAATCTTTCTGCCTCACGTTCTACCTTTTTATCATCTAACATCAAAGGGAAAAGGGCACAAAATCTTCTTGCTAATTTTAAAAAATCTATTTGATCTTCTCTACTAAGAGTCATCTGATTAGTGGATACTAATCCTATAGACACATCTCCTGTCCATTTGTTTTTTTCTACAATAGGTTTTAACACTACACTAACATCATTTTTATCCATAACTATTTTACTCTCCTTACCTTTCTCCCTGAAAACTTTATAAATTTAGGGTAGTTGTGTTTACCTTTTTCTTTTAACCAATCTTCAGGAATGATCCTATCATAATAACGGAATCCATACTTGATACACCACTCACCATAACTTGACTTTGCTCCCTTTCTTAATTTGTTTCTACTGTTTTCAAACACAAATCTAATATCTAAATGAGGATGTTGTTTCTGTATAGCTAAATGTTTACGTCTATCTGCTGCTAAAAACCTACCTTTTGTTTCTATAATTATACCATTGTTAAGTATAAAGTCAGGGGTATAGGTACGATAAGATAAATCTTCCCATTCTATCTTGATAGTTTCATAAGTAAACTTACACTTATTCTCTTTCAAGTAGATAGAAATCTTATGTTCTAATCCACTCCTATACCCATGCTTCAAAGCGTTACGATATGCTCTATGTGGTGACACTAGAGTAATCTTCTCCAACCTGTAAAAGGATTGAACTCATACGAGTCATGAGAATATGAAACACCAAGAGCTTTCATCTCTTCTTTTACTGCCTCGTCTGCTAACTTCTTAGCTTCCATAGCATCTCTCAAACCTTTGGTTCTCATATCACGAAGAGTTTTCTTTGCCTCAGTCAACTCTTTCTCCATAGTTTCAATGTCCTTTTGCAAGTCTTCTATCTTCTTTGCATCCGTACTCACTATTTTATACTCCATATTTTTTTAGCTTGTTCTCTCATTTCTCCTGACCACATCCAAGAATCTAGGTTAGGATGAACTAACGAAGCTAACTCATGTCTATCATCACTTATAGACAAAAACTTTTGTATACTAAATGCAACTTTTTTTAGTTGATCTTTATACTGTGATAAGTCTGTTAATGTAAATGTCTTACATTCTTTTGGTGTAGCAAAGAATAAATCTATACTACTATCAGGGTATGCCATAGAATATAAAGCCATCTGTCTTTTCTGTGCCTCTGTAGGTTTAGAGGGCATTCGTGTAGACGTTTTTAAATCTACAATCTTGTCAGTAAATCTGAAGTCAATATATCCCATGACAGGTACAGGTAAATCATCAAACTGAACTTCAACCTTTTCTTGATAAGCCACAAGATTTTTATGATTAAAGTTCTCGTCAATAATTTTACCAAAGTCTTTTAATATTTTCCTTTCTTTTATTGTTTTAGTATCTCCCAAGTCTATCTGAGATTCTGCACACAAGGACATGAACTTTACATCTAAAAGATTAAAGTCAAACACACCCTTCTCATACTTGTTGGCTAGTGCAAACTCTTCTGCAATACCCCTTACTGCACTAGCACCACTAGAAGATTTAACACCATACAAATATCTTGTTATCCACATAGGCATATCACTTATGTAGGTGTTAATACTACTAGGTGACAGATAGTTAATGTTATGTACCTTAAAAGGATTATTACTTTTCATTAGGCTACATCTTGATTATCTATCTGCACAAATTGATCCACAGTATTTTCATCTTCAGTTGACATAGTTGAGTTTACTTTTTCATCCCACATATTCATTATATAGGTATTGTAATTCTCAATCCAAGATACAAAGTCAGTAAAAGTTGTTTGATCTTTGTCACTTAAAGTAATAGTGTTAGTAGTATCTAACATAACTTTAGGAACATAGAACTTATCTCCACTAGGCAAAGCTCTAGGATCACCCAATGCAGTTATGTTATGTTGCACAGGTAACTTTCTCATAGTAGAAAGTGTAGCAAAAGGTTTTCCTACAATCTTGAATGCCTCACGATTATCTATCTCCCAAATAAAAGGAAGATCTTTTACTTCTGTGAGTTTACCTTCAGTTTCAGTCTTCATATCTTTCATAGTTATTAATCCAAATAAAACTCTAACTCTTTTTATTTGCTTTATTAAGTTCTGCATATCTGCAGGTAAAGATGCAAAGTCTTTTATATAACCACTAGGTTTACCACAATTAAATGTACCTTGATTATCTTTAAGGTCAATATTTAAATTATCTGCCATGATAGTTTTATGAAAGATACCTAATGGTTCACCCTGTTTTGCATTAGTATTCTTTACAAATCTTTTGTACATAAACCTTTGCATGAATGGTCTGATAGTAACTTCTTTAGCATAGTAAGCAGTATCATCAGGCACATCTAACTTATAAGAACCTGCCTTTATCTTTACTACTTCTTCTATCTCATCACCTACTTCTTTCTCACCCATAATATTTTTATGTTGTAGTTTTAGTCTAGCTAAATTACTACTCTTACTGTCAGAAGATTCTCCTGCTAGACCCATAGCTTTAGCCATAACAGAATAATTTTCTGTATTTATTGTAACAATTTCATTCATATTTTTACCTTCCTTTCTTTAAAGATTGTTTGTTATATCACATAATATTATTTGTGTCAAGCCAATTATTACCTATTTTCATATCTAATTTTAGAGGTACATTGAAATCAATCTGAAACTGTTTATCTATAATACTTTTCATATTAGTATTAATAGATTTTAGTATAAACGTAACCCTCTGTTTCTCTTCAGGGTGTACATCTATCACAATAGAATCATGAACTGTGTTCACAATACATGACTTCAACTGACTTAACTGTTTCTCTATCTCCATCAAAACCACAGGCACAATGTCTGCAGTAGCAAAACTTTGTACAGGATAGTTCTTTATCTGTGTGAAGTGAGACACTTTACCATTGGCATACCTCTGCATATTCTTAAATGCAAACTCTCTACCTGATGGTGTCTTTATCATACCTGTATTCATAGCCTCTTGAGCCAATCTGGTGTGCCATAAGTTGACTTCTTTGTACTTTTCTGTGAAGTGCTTGTAGTATGTTGCTTGTGCAGACGATCTGCCAAAGCCTGTTGCTCCGTAGAGTGGTGCAAACGTGTGTGCCTTCGCCTCTTGACGAGTAGTAGGCTCACCTGCATCACTAATAACACGAGCAGTATAACTATGCACATCAAATCCATCTTCTATCTCCTTCATTGCTACTTTATCTTGTGACAGAAATGCTGCAGTTCTAAACTCTAACTGTGCAAAGTCTGCCTCTAATATCTCTCCACCTTCCCAACGTGATACAAATACTTTCTTCACAGGGAACGTACCACCTCTAGGCATATTCTGCATATTAGGATCTGCTCCACTAAATCTACCTGTAGATGTTCTGTGTTGTAGTAATCTTACGTGTAACATACCATCAGGTTTTATATGTGTTTCTATGCCCTCAACAAACGAGGACAAGTATGTATCTAGTGCAGACAATCTCTGTATATCTTGTAAAAAAGATTTTGCATCTGTCATGTGTCTATCCTTGGCTACATTCTGTAGTAATTCTAGATTATGTTTGTTCACACTAAAACCATTTGCACTTATCCACTTCTGATTAGGTGCAGAGAACTTTAATCCTGCAATCTCTTTTGTAGGTATAAACTTATATCCCTTCCCATCACATATAGGACATACACTAGACTTAGCATATGGACTACCATCCTTCTTTATCTTCCTGATATATCCTGTGCCTTTACAATACCCACACTGTTCTGCTTTTGTTTTATATACCACACTAGAATTGTATGCTACATTATTTTTAAATTGTTTTTCATTCATGTTAGGATGAAAGTAATTACCCCATGTAGCCTTGTCTTTAATCTTTCTACTATAAATGACCCAAGACATTTGTTCAGGACTATTGAGATTGATAGGTGTATCACCCATAAGTTCTCTTACCTGTGCAGTCAAACGTTCTTCTATATCTTTCTTCTCTTGCTCAAACTCTTGTTTAACTTCTAATAGTTTATCTTGATCTACCTTAAATCCATTCTTATATATCTTAGCAAGAGATACACAAACTTTGTTTGTAAGTATTACAGATTCCATAAGTCCTGCATACTCCGTGCTATTTAGTTTCTTGTACTGTGCATCACATAGTTGTTGTGTTGCGTGTAAATCTGCAGATAAATACTGACTTAGCTCATCTCTAGGTATCTCATCTGTAGCATAACCTTTGGCAAAGTATTGTTTCAAAGTATCTTCCTTCTTTGTTTCAAGGTCATACCTTTCTGCACAATCTTTTAAATGTAATGGTTCTTTCAATCCTCTCTGTAATATATACTCTGATAACATGGTACAGTAAACAGGACCATCATATCTAAATCCTGATTCCCATAACCACATCAAATCATAGGCTATGTTATGTCCTATAAGTATGGTTGCCTGATCTAGTAACTCTTGTATCTCAACATGAGGTGTACCATCTCTGTCCATACTATATAGGTATTCGTTGCCCTGATCAGTGAGACAACCCACCATGACTAACTTATTGTCAGGCTCAAATGGATCAAGGTGCATCTTACCATCTCTCTTGGTAACTGTGTTCTCTACGTCAAGTGTTAGTTTCATTTGTTTTGCTCCTTCAATATATAATTATCTATAAAATGTTGTAGGTCAGACTTGTGTCTGTACCATTTATTCTTGTGTAGTATTCTCCAATTATCATTACGTAGTGTAACTACAAACTTATCATTGATTAAAACAGTACCACTCTCATACTCTTGCACCTCTAGTCCTGCCTCAATAAACTTAATTAACTTACGTAGTCTCTGTGCCTCTCGTGCATATGAGTTTGAATAGTAATCTTTATGGTAGCAATCTAAATCACGTTGCTTTGCATCTTTCTCTGTCTCTTTTAATTCTTCTTTTAGTTCAGGTAAATCTTTTTTAGTGTAAATATCTTCTGCCTTTTCAAGTTTTGCCCTGTGTGCATCCAAGTATCTCATAGCATGAGCTAGTCTTGTTGTCTCATCAGAGAATGCACCTAGTCCTGTGTTACAGTGATGGCATATCCAACCTCTGAAAGTATTTGTTTCATGACAGTGATCCAACACCCATGTCTTCATTCTCATCTGTCCATACTTAGATAGTTCTTCCAAGTCTCTGTCACAGATAGGGCAACAGTAATCCTCACTAGGATATTCATTCTCCTTACGTAACTTTTTAATTATAGCCTTGTGTCCATTCTTACATGACTTACAAGTTCTTTTTATTTCACCTGACTTCATAGCAATGAACTGTGTTACAGGTTGTTCTATATCACACTTGATACAAGTTATGTACTTTGTCATGCCTGATACCTCGCTAACTTATAATCTAGATCACAGATAATTTTGCCATGCCAACCTGTAATTTTATTCTTGACAATGTTAAGATGACGTACACTATCTTCTCCATCTTTACCTTCAACAGGTGGGTTCTTGGCTATTAATATCATAACATCTGCCTCTGCTGCTTTACCTGTACGACTGCCTTCCATCATAGATTGGTTCAGTAATACTTTACCCTCTGCCTCTGCACTTAACTGTGACATATAAAATACTGCACAGTTATATGCCTTACCTATCTGTCTAGCATGGATAGCATTAGCCTTTAGTGCCTCATCTTGTCTAGCAAATCCTTGTGTGATTGCAAACTTGTCTCCCATATCAAGGACAAGCACGTCAGGTTTGTATGCCTTGCAGATACTCTCAACCCAATTCATGTCCTTACTTGTGGCATCTTTGATGGATACATTCTTCTCCACCTTCTTCCACAACTCGTGTGCCTGACTAGGTTTATCACGTATCTCGTGCATATTCATGCCCACTGCTGCAGTTAGGTATCTTGCACCAACTCTTACTGCCTTCTCTTCATTACATAACACCACACACCTAGCACCTTGATGTGCAAAGCCTGTAGGGGAAGCGATTAGAGAGGCATGGAAGCTAGTTTTACCTGTGTTAGGTCTAGCACCTACCTCAATCAAGTGACCTTCATTGACACCCTCTAATTGATGCACCAATGATGGTATATTAAATGACCATCTAGTCTCTAAATCGTTGCTCTTAATAAGATTCTCAATACTAAGGTCTTCCCAATCCACATTTAGATTAGGAATAAAGTCATCACCATAGGAATCAAGTATATTTCTAAGAGGTTCAAGTGTGGATTGAGTACCATTGACATAGTTAAAACCAATGTTAGCAATATCTTCGCCCACGATTTGTTGAAATAATTTTGAAAGCACTTCTTGTGCAATGTCTTTTCCAAGTTCAGTCTCCTTCTTCAATGTAAGAAACATTGATTCGTATGCCTGTTTCTGTGCAGTAGTCAAGCTAGGATTAGATGATAGAAACAATGCCTGTATTTCATCTGTAGTAACTGTCCTACCATACTGTAACATAGCTTTATCTATGGTTGCTTTGATCTTTCTAACTTCTTTACTGAACAATCTATCAGGACACTTAGCACCCTTGTGATCTTCATAGAAATCTTTATTCATCAAAGTTTTAATTAACGATAGTTCCATTTAATAACTCCTTTAGTTTAGTTAAATCATTCTCTCTTCTATATTTTAAATCGTCTTCTAACTTTAACACTAAGACTTCGTTAACATAACTCCTAAGTTCTTTCATAATACTGAAAGACTTGTAACTAGCATCAGGGTCTAAAGCAATGATGACTGTTGAGAATTGTTGTAAATGCTCTCTGTGTTGTTGTGATAAAGATGTTCCTAACAAAGCAACCCCAACACACCCTTCACTATCAAGCACAGATGCACTCACACAATCCTCAACAACCACTGCAACGTTACCTGTTCCAATAGAAAAAGGTACGTTACTATTCCCATATCGTTTCCATTTAGGGTTTGTAAATTTACTAGTTGCTCTTCCAACTGCATCTACAATTATCCCTTTGTCTCTTATGGGAAACACAATCCTCTTTTCTTTTACATCAAAGTACAGAGGAATACTCTCATAGTTTATCCCATACTTATGGGCAAACTCTTTTACTTCTTGCCTACCTGTGTGATGAACCACGTAGTCAGGTAGATTAAATTTATTTTCATCTTGTTGCACCAAGTTAAAGTAGTTTCTAATATCGGCAACTGATAATGTAGTTCTTGTAGAACCTGACACCTTGCATGATGCCTTGTAACAATTCCATAGCAACTGTCCTACATTGTTTGTGATTGTAAAAGTTTTATATCCACCACAGTTAGGACAGTTCATTCTTTTTGTTTCTCCACTTGCTAATTCATCTGCTATGTTGTTTATTATATCCATCATCGTGGCACATCCATAGTGCTTTTA